AATATCGGCAATAATACTTTTTGCCATATCCCCAATAGCTTCAGAAACAGATTTGGAACCCTCAATTAAATCATTAAAAACAGAACCAACATTGTTCCCAATAGAGGAACCAATTTGCTGACCAGCAAGTTCCCATTCCGTTTTTAATTTACCAATAGAACCAGTAAGTTCGGCGTTTTTTGTTTTTAATTTTTGAATTTCATTTTCTCTATCCCGATAAACTTGAGTAGCTACATCAGCACCTTGCTGTTCCCGTTGAATAGCTGTAATTCTAGCATTGTTCCATTCTTGTTCAGCAACAATTAATTCCTTTTTCTTTGCTATAATCTGGTCATGTGAAGAAATAGTAATTCCTGCTTCCATTTTTGCGAGTTCGAGATTCTTGATATTAAAATCTAATTTCCGTTGCATAGAAGCTTCATTAAACTGAATATTATGGGCAGAAAGATTTTTCTGTTCCTTATTTTCTTCACGCAAAGCCGCATTTAAAGCAGTTTGAAGTTCATTATATTTCTCCAAACTCTTTTCATCGGTTTTACCAATCAGGGAATCCCTTTGTCGTTTTAAATCTTCGATACCAACAATGCCCTTTGCCTCATTGCCTTTTCTTAAATCCCTAAGTTTTTCCTCAAGAGCAATCCTAGCACCAAGAATACTTTCACTGTCCAATTTCTCTTGAGATGTAAGAGTAGCATTTTCTTTCTTGAGTTTGGAAATTCGATCTTCGTAATCTCCTTGTTCTTTTTCTAAACCAAGAACTTTTGATTTACCTGATATTTCCAATTCAATTAAATCTTTCGATGATTCTAAAAGAATTTTTCCTCTATCATTCAATTTAGCATCATCAAATTTTTTACTATTTTTAGTTTTTAAAACCTCTTGTTCCGCAGCATTTAAAAGTTTTTGTTGTTGAATAAGTGCCGGAATATTTTTATTTTTTGCATTATTTAATTTATCATATCCCTCTTTTAATCGAATAACCGTCATTTCCTGTCTGTACAATTTATTTTCATAATCTGTTGCGGGGGGAGGGTAAGAGACTTCTTTAGACGCAGCAGTAGCTTCTTTCATGCTTGCTGCTAAATCTTTAAACCCTTGAGCGTAAACATTCAGACTTGTTGGGTCTAAGTTTAAATTAATTTTTTCTAGCTTTTGGGCAAAATTATCAGCATCCCAACCAGACAAAGAAGCAATGGAAGCAAAATCTTGTATTTCAGCTTTTGCCTTGCCCAGACCTTCTTCTAATTTTTCAATCTCAGAAGTTATCCTGCTTATTTGTGGTTCAAGATTACCCCCACCAGTAGCACCTACTGTTAGTTGTTCCTTTTCTAATTTCTCTTTTGTTTTTTTAAGTTCTTCAATTTTTTTCAAATTCTCAGATATAGTAGATACTGCTTCTTTCATTTTAGGAGAAATTAAAGATGTTTTTAAAACCACTAAATCCAAAGCATCCAATAAAGGCTTAAACCCATCAGTTTTAATATCTTCAACTGAAAGTCTTTCTTTAATATTCAAATCCCTCAATAACTTATTTATTTCAATTGTTTTCTTAACTAATTCTTTTTCAGAAGTAACCCCTGCTTTGTATGCTATGGCTAAATCTTCAATTTCATTTGCTGCACGAATTGCTATACCTTGTTGTTCTGCAAGTTTAGCACCTGTATCATCAGCAGTTTGTCCCCATCGTTTCCAAGCATAGATTAACCCCGCTATAGCTGCTACAGCAGCAGCAGCCCAACCCGCTATCGTGCCAATTCCAATCCCCATTATTACTGTAGCTGCACTTGCAGTTCTACAAGCCATTGTAAATAAAGTAATCTGATAAAGTACATTCTGTATAATATTAGTACCTAAAGCAATTAATGGCGGTATCAATTTAGCAACAAGAATGACACTTAAAAAACCAATAGAATCCCCAAAAGCCTTTATTAAATCAATACCATATAAAAGATTTACCGAAAACTTTTCAAAAGCCAAAGCCCCTTGGGTTATAATCTGATTGTAAAACAAATGAAGCTTTACCAAAGGTGGATTCATAGATGCAGCAAACATCCTTGCAGTTGTTCCTGCTATATTCATTCTTCTTTCCATACGCTCAAATGCCCCACCACCCTGATCGACCATAGTGGTCAGCATACGAGCGGAACGAAGTTGTAAACCAGAAAAAATTGTATCAAGTTTAAGACCTGCTTTTGATAAAGTATCTATAATTACAGGTATTGGTTTTAACTGACCACTAGCATCTTTTAAATCAGAAAACTTTAATCCAACCTTATTCAATGATTCCCTAAAACCATCAGACTCTTTTATAATTTCAGAAAGCATAGTAGAAAGCCCTGTACCAATAGTAGAAGCTTTCATACCGGCATTTGCCATAACAGAAACAGCAGCAGCAGTTTGTTCAAGAGAATACCCTGCCATCTTTGCAGAAGGGGCTAGATAATTGAATATTGTATTAAGGTCTGATAATTCAAGTTTAGAATCAAGAACAGCATTTGCCATGACATCTGAAATTCGTGTCATTTCCGATGCTTGAATATTCCAAACTTTCATTACTGTAGTAGAAAGTCGCGCAGTTTCATCAAAAGAAGCACCAGTAGCCTGTGCCAATTTTGCAACACCATTTACGGACTCTTGAACTTCTTTTGCAGATAATCCTGCCTGAGACAAAATTCTCATTCCCTTAGCAGCTTCACCAAGAGACATGAGCATGGTAGTTCCTATTTCCCCCGCAGCTTCTTTTAATCCAACCATTTCTCTAGCAGAAGCAGCAGTAACACCCTGAACCTGCCCCATTTGAGAAGCAAATTCCTTTGCTACACCTGTTACATCTTTCAATACCCCTAAAACTGCCCAATAGATTCTCCATACAGCAAAAAACCTACCGGTAAATTCAATAAAGCCTTCAAGACCGGCAGACATTGAACCTGCATGTTTACCGGCATCCCCCATCTGCTTTAACTTCGTAGTTAAACCACCGGAAACATTTGTTACTGATCTTAATTTTTTAGAAGTGGTATCGGCAGATGTACCAAGGGTCAGCATATTATTGGAAAGCTGCTGCGCCAACCCTGAAGTTCGAGAAAAGTCTGTTCCAACAGAAATTAAAGCCCTAGATACACCTTTAGTAGCTTCTGTTGCAGAGGTATTAAATTTAGAAAAAGAAGAAGAAATCCCATTTTTTAATTGGAGTTCAATTTTTTTTAGCTTGGCAAGAAGTTTATCTGTAGAAGTTTGTAAATTTTTACTGACTTCAGCAGCAAATACAACCCCAAGTTCCATCTGTTTTTGTTCCACGGTTAAACCCCTATATCCTTACTCCCAAGCATAGAAATCAACCTTCTATGTTCTTGGTATTGTTGCTCCGAAAGGGTTTCCTTCTCCGTGTCTGACATTGACTTCAGTTCAGACGGTTTGAACTTGGTTAGAATGCTGTCAGTTCCTTTAGCAGATTTGGCAGAATTCTTAGTTGATTTCGGAGAGACACCCAAATCAACTTTAACCCCTAAGAGATTAAACCAGATTTGCTTATCCCGCAAATATCGCTTAATCCCTGTTTCGTAGAGACTAGCTAATTGATCTCGTGTTAAACCCCCATCTTTAAAATGCCCACATATAGTTTTAAGGTTATACCCATACCACTCACATATCGCAGTTATGGTTTCTACGATGACATCTTCAGAGTTTGAAGAATCTTCTGATATATCATCGTGCCTTTCCCCAAAGGGAGTTGATAATTTACCTCCCATATATTATCAATGAGGTCAATACATTGTGTGTTAGTCATTTTTGACAGAAATTCATCTTTATCCCCATCATAGACAAGACCAACTATCATTTCAATATTGTCCTCAAGAATTTTCTTAATATCAGCTACCACTTCAGTTGGTGAAGCACCCTCCTGCCACTTCGGTAGCAAATTAACAAAAACATTTACCACCATCAAAAGAATTTTCTTCTGGTCAATAAATGACAAAGGAAGAATTTCTTTATCTTCCAAAACCTTTTTACCAATTTTCAATATCCGTGTTTCAGGAGCTATTTGTTTAAGTTCCATTTTTGAATTCTTTCCATTGAATTTTATTTGGTTTTGGGGGGTGATATTTCACACCCCCCATACCAATTTATTGTTATGTTACTGCTTCCCAATAAATCCTGCCAAGGGGCATATTGTCCCAATTGGCATGACCACCAGTTATGCCACTGTCTGCACGAGTAGCACGAACAGTAACGGGGGAATTTGCTGCCTCTTCCTTCTGGTTTTCAAGTTCCAGATTAGAGACAATTTGAGCACGAGGGAACACAATAATCATACGCCGAGCATTATTCGCATAGGTATACCATGCCTCAACTCGCATGTACTCAGGTTGTGCCATTGCCCCAAGCTTAATTTCCCCACTACCATCAGCGGGGTCGCCACCGGATGCGAGAACCATGTTCCGACCTTCGATCTCTTCAAAGGCAAATTCCAACATGGCCTTTTCCCGAATAGGAAGTTGTGAATCTTCCAAAAGCGGGAAACCCGACTCATGCGTGAAATACTCCTTTTCAAGAGCAATCTTGGTCTGTGCCATAGCCCCCATACTTGCTTCCCCACTCAGACAACCATCAGTTCTGGAAATCAGGGCAGCAGTTTGTGTAGCCGAAGCCGCAACTCTGACCTGATATAAACCAATGGCTAAAAAAGCAGGGTCTTTCGTTAAAGGGCCGGTCTGTGTAATAGCCATATCTGTTATCTCCTTATTCTACAGATTTTTCGGTAATTGTAGGCAAAACGCTAAACGTCACAAGTGCCGAGCATTCATTATTGAGGCATTTAATTTGCACACTTCCCCATATCTTGATTTGGACTTTCGGTTCGCTATTTTTGTCCCACTTATTAAGTCCGTATGCAAATTCTATAACCCCGTTTGGAAGTTGTCTTGCCAACTTCTTACCACATTGATCACAATACAACCAAATTGAATGCATTTTTTTGATTTTTTTATCACTTTTGTTATTTTCCATAATATTTACCTTATTGTTTATAACATTGTACCCCATTTTACTAATATGTCAATCAAAACATATTTAGTACCATCTGATAAAACATCATCTGTTTCTTGTTTCTTTAATATAAAAGAAAATCCACCAATTTTAACCCAAGGGGTAACAGTTGTGTCATATAAATCCACAGATAATTTCTTATCTGCATCGGGAACCAAAATAACCATCATTTTATCTACAAAATTAGCCAAGTCATAATTCTCAAAAGTACCTCTTTTGCAACAAATAATAGTTAAAGGCATGGAGGAAACATTCCCCCAATCAATATCCCCTAGATTGACAGAATACCATTCATCCTGTTCAATCACTTCAAACCACTTATCAAAAATGACAGGAGCAGAAGTTAAACTATCTGTAAAATATTTAATCAGGGATAAAATTACATTTTCTCTTTTTAATGTTGAGTGCATGATTATCTCCAAATATTCTCCAAAGTAGTAGACCAAAGATAATTTACCCTTCGCATCATGCTAGGTAATCTCTCTTCAAAAACAGGTCGAAACAATGGACGCATATTATTTACCATTACAGCATACCCCGTAGAATCAGTTTGTGCTGTTTTAGAATAAGGATTTTTATTTTTTGATGAATACCTATCTTCAGTTTTCCACTTTTTAGGAGTTCGCATTAAACCAGAAAGAACCACACCTTTACCAATCATTTTTACTTTTAAATTTTTCATTACCGAACCAGACAATCTCCAAAATGAAGGCAATGGTAAATTAGGAGCATAATATTTTTTCCATGCTCTATATCTTTTTGATAAAGGTCTATAACTGATAGGAAAATCCTGACGCAATATTGCCTCTCTCACATTCGCCACATATGTTTCAGCCAAATCTTTTGGTATGCTCGTTTCCCCATTTTGTAACTTTCTGGTTTGAATATTAATCTGACTCAACGCTTTTTTTACAGCGTTATACTGTTTAGCATTGAATTTAAAATTAGTATTCGACATTTTAATTGCTTTCAATTAGGTCAATAGCAGCCTTTGCAACTCTTTCGGGGTGAATAGAACGAATACAATTTCCCCCACAAGCTTGATAATTCCCCCAACAAGGGCCAAGAATAGGACATACTTTTACATAATCAGGTTCAATATTTATTACTCTGCCACGAGGTTGAATGACACGTTTTGCCCCACAACCATACAAGCAAACTTGCTTCTGACCTACAGCAGCAGCACAATGTGCAGGGAAACTATCTATACCAATATGCACTTTGGCATTTTTAATTATATAAGCCGATTCCCTAAAACTCACCCCGCGAACATCAATGGCTTTTTCAAGTCTAGGGTCATCAGAAGCCCCTACCTGCATAAATTTTAAATTTGGGTACTTAACACTCAAAATATCAATCACCCCATTCATATAGGGATAATATCTATAATGATGACCTCCCTTATTATGAACAGTAATATAATCCCCCCAATCAAAATACTCACCATTCTTTCCTATTGGTTCAACAGTATCAATAAACATCTGTCCATACTCTACTTCACAAAGTTGAGCATAGACATCATAAAGAGAAATATCATTGGTTCCCCAATTACCGGTACGAATTACCTTATGGGGGTAAGCATAAGCTTTATACAATTTGGAAACCTTCATATCCCATTCAATTATTTTTCCAATATCAGAATTGCCTTGGAGAATATCAAAATACATCGGCTGAGTCATATAGTCTATATCAAGACCATACTTTTCCTTCATGCCTTTTAAAATTCCGGTAGTGATAAGAACATCCCCGGCAGAAGCATACTGGCAAAACAATAATCTTTCTTTTGGTTTTCCAGATCGTTTTGATTGAACCTTATCAAAAATGCGGGACATTAACCTAGAAATAGAATCACTGTTTTTTGTGTAGGTTAAAGCATTTTCCCTTGCACTACCTTTAATGCCTCTTAGCATTTCACAACAATAATGGCTTTCATTTGACTCACTAAAAAATGAACCCTTATAAACAATCTCAAGTTGGCCAAGGCAATCTTGAACATCAACCCGTTTTCTCTGTTCTGTTACTTGAATTCCATCAACAGTAATAGGTAAAGGTGCAGTATCCAAAGATAGAGAACATACAAACCCCTTACCTTCATCAATCAATTCAGTTATCGCTGTATTTGCTGCACCAATCACAGGAACATTGCACAGTTGCGCTTCAATAATTGGATAACACAATCCTTCTCCTAAACTCGTCACCAAAAGACAATCAAAAGAATTGTACATAGAACAGAGTCTTTCCTGAGTAAGATAAGCTATATTCTGATTCCGTAAAATCACATTTGGAATATCCATTTGCTTTACTACAGCAGAAATATCCCCGCACAAATCCGATTTTACATTAGTATGAAAATAAATATAGCTGTTTGGATGAACAATTTGAAAAGCCTTGAATACTTCTAGAGAACGAACCAAGTCTTTTCTAAATTGATTTTTTGCTACCACACCAATAAGAAAAGAATCAGAAGGAATATTAAAAATCTTTGTTTTTAACTCAAACTTATTTTCCAAAGGTTTGAATTTACTTGCATCAACAATAGGTTTCCAATATCTAAGATTTGGAACCTTCTGACAATACAAATCAAAACCATGTTTACTATATACAATGGGCAAATCCATCTGATTCATGATAAAAACCCAATCAGGTTTTACTGTATCACAATCACACGGAAACACCCCAATCCACTTAATGCTTTTCTGTTCTTTGATTAAAGAAAATTTCCTTGCTAAATTATTCAATCGCCACAAATCATTATTTGTGACTAAGAAATCAAAATCAAGATCATTAATGTAATGAAGAAGTTCACGTTCCCCAAAAGGGTCAGAATAATCAGATGTAATTGGAATTATTTTGGACTTCAAGCCACTTTCAGAAAAAACATTTCTTAAATCAATTGGAGAAAAACCAAGAACCAAAATTTCATGTCCTGCTTTTTCAAGACTTCTAATTATTGTCGTGTTCATGTAGGCATTTGCAGTATTGCTCAGAGGGTTGTCACCATAAAATAAAATCTTTGCCATTAGAATTGTCCTTTCTTGTTTCTATCGTTTGTCTGTTTCGAGTTCGACTATTTTTATTCCTTCCATGCTTAAACAGTCTACAGTCTTAACACGATAGTTTTGGATTGTAGGATTGAATATTGTGACCCGATGGTCAACTTGAACATTTAATGATTCAGGAGAATACATATACATTGTATCCACCAAATTTAATGCCGGTTCCCTTTCGACTAAATCAAGCCGATTGGGGACAAGACAGAAATATTCCCCGCTATACAAAGGAATAAAACTTCCTGTCTTTTTATAAGATGTTCTTTCCCCACTCACAAAATGAGAAATCTCACCGGAAACATTACATCGAAACAATTCCCCTTGCTGAAAAATTGCTTCATTAACCAGAAAATCATGCTGAATATTCGTCAGCAAATACCGTAGTGAATCCTGAGAATTGACAAGAACTTCACCATTAGAAAATATAGAACCTGTTTTTAAACTACACTTACGAACAAACCTTCCCCGCCAAGTAGTCCCTGACGAAAGCTCAACATCCAAATAATCTTCCCCACTACCAGATTGCCGAGTAAATATGACTCCGGTTTTAGAAAAGACATTTGCAAATTGGTCTTTAATCGCCATAACTGTCCTTCCCGTTTATCAAAACCCCATCATTGCTATCGGTATAAGTCAAATCATTTCCAGTAAGGGGGTCACGGAGAAAACCAGATGATGCCACTTCACCAAAAGCACTTGCTCCATCCAAACCATACTTTTCAGGATTGTCCGTTTTCTCAGCAAGGAAAGTTGCATCCATCTCTTCCACAATTTCTTTATAATGCTGATACTGCTGTTCCAATTTTGCTTTTGGAACATCAAAAGATTCCAAAGAACGAATCTTTTTAAAGTAAAACAAATGTCGGCACATACGATTTTCAATCCAGATTTGCTGATAATCATCTGAATTTGGAAGAGTAAATCCAGTATCTTTAACTGCTTTATTATAAGCATTAAGATAATCAGCCGCAGAAAAAGCAGTTGTAGAATTAAGACTTTCCTGTAAGGTCTGAACCATCTGATCGTAAGTTATAGTTGCCATAAATTACTCCACATATTCAGCAAACAGATTCCCCATCCGAGTAGCTTTTCTCTCAATAAACCCTACATACTCAGGAAAATATTTATAAGATTCCTCAATTATAGCCCCAATATTTTCCCCAAAAATCGGAATAAGTAACCGGATTTTCCTAACAATAGGTTGTTTCAGTTCTTCAATTGTAGGGTTAATTTGAATTTCAGCTTGTTCACCAATGTTTACTTCAATGCCCTCTTTTATAACTCCATCACTTTCTTGAAATTTTTCCTCAGAAACAACAGGGGTATCAATAGTTGTAAGTTCATCAGTAGAAGGAATAGGAGCATCAACAATAGGAGTATTCCTAGTATATTTTCGAGTTGGTTTTTTTGGTTCTTCGTTTGTCTTTAATTTTATTGCCATGACTTTAATCCTTTATTTGGTTTTAAAAAAACGGGGATTGTAGATTTTACAATCCCCGTTTCACTCACTTGATATTGTCAGAAATTACTTCCAACTAATATCATGATTCGTCCCGACCTTCACAACAAGCCAATTGGAGTTAGTAATACGAGGCCCACCATTTACACCCGCACCAATTTCAAGGAAGTACGGAACCCTTTCCTGAAAGTACGTGAACGTGTATTTACCGGGAAGTACCTTACTCCACGACTGAGCTTTAACCAGAGAAGGTGTAGACACCCACCTATTAGGTGTAACACGCTCATTCCGAGGACTCTCAAGAATGAAAATGTTATCAGGAAGCATTTTCCGTGAACGGATAACACGATCACCAACAGCAATGGCATACTTCAGTCCTGAACTGTCAGTAAGGGTCAGAACATTTCCTGACTTACTTGCTACAGTGTCAAACATCTGCCGACCATCGGACTTTTTGATGATAATTTTATCCCCTGCCTTAATATTGGCAGCGGAATCAACCGTCACTGTAGAATCGGCAACAGCACCCGCCACAGCAACTTTTGCTTCCTCATAGGAAATACGAGTATCAACAACCGGAGACAAACCCTTAACATTAGAAAGAGTCCCGAATACACTTTCATTGGTAATGTCCGTAGACACCAATGCGGGAACTTTCTGAATGAGGGATTGAGTATCAGTGGCATTTTCAGCCAGTGACCACAGATTGTCATTACCCCAAATCCGAGTAGGATTCAGACCAATTGAACGGGCAAAAACAACAGCACCCTTAATATCAACAAGGGGCTTTGCTGAAGCCGCAGTAGTCCAAACGCCACCCGAACCTGTCCATTGTATCTGATGTGCTCCTGCGGAAAGGGCAATATCAATATAATTGTACGGGGGGATATTGGGGTCATACTCGTAATTGACACCGTTTCTGTTCTCGACATAATAGCCATTTACAACTGATTGAATAGTAAGATACTCAATCAGATTGTTCAGACGAAGATCAAGAACATTAAGACCGTCAGTTACGAGCATCCCCGCAGCACGTTCCATAGGAGCAGCAGGATTAATGGCTTTCTGAAGGACTTCTTCATTGAAAATCATGCCTTCACGCCAGTACCCTGCGGTTCCCTCTTTGTAGAGTTGACCGGGGAGGTCAATTCTACGATGTTCCGCACCGAGTTCAACAGGATAAGTCCTACCAAAAGCACCAAACTTCACCATATCCAGAAAATCTTCTTTTTCAACATTCTGGAAGGGAAGAAAAGCATTGGTAAGCTTAAACTGATCTTCAGCCGGGGCAAATTCATTGACAATAGTATCCATAACCGTAGGCTTGAATACTTTCAGCTTTCTCAGTTCAACTAAAAATTCACCTGCCATAGTCATTCACCCCTTTCTATGCTTGCACATCAACCAGTTGAAGCAACTGATTGTCATCCTGAGTGAAAATGTCCTTCGCAGTAGACTGACCATAGGCCGTAAATTGTGCGCCTTTAATCATTGACTTCACGAAGGTTCCATTAATATAGGCTTTCGTGCCGAGTATTTCACCAGAAGAAATAGTAACATCTTCCAGTACAACAACGGCTCTGGCATTTGCCGCACTTCCACCACCAATAGAATTGGTAGTGACCACAACTTTATCGTAAGCAGCGATATTAGCCATATTGGTATCCACACAAATAGCCCCTGCTTCACCGGAAACGGCAATAACCTCTGCACCAGTAGCAAGAAACTCACCGGATGAATAACCAAAAGTCTCTACCGTATCACCTACTTTAAAGTGATAAGCATCCCCCGCAGTACGAAAAGTAATTTTACCATTTGAAACACCTGCGTAAGATGCCAGTGAGGAAACTTCCCCACCAAGATTAAGAGGAACAGCATCACGATCATCACTGTCATCTTCCCGAACCCAAAGAGAAGGGCCAGCAATTGTTTGGGCCGTTTCTCCAAACCGACTGCCGGTAATTACCACAGGGATAGCTTGAAAGTTATCCCCAATAAGGCAATCATCCCGCTGACCGGCCTGATACCCAAAACATCTGTTATAGGGTTTATTACTTGCCATATGCAATCACCCCTTTCTACCTATCCTGTTTACCAAATCGGGAATGAACCATTTCCTGTGCAAAAGCAATATCCTCTTCCACCTGTGTTTTACCACCGTCGGAAGTGGACTCGCTTGCCTGACCAAGAGGCAAACGTGCGCCCTGCACCAGAGATTCATAATCAGCAATCTCGTCAGTAATGGCTTTTCCAAATTTAGTTTCATCAAGCGAACCCTGTTCAGTCATATACGAATTCACAGCAATCTTGCCGTTGGAATCCGTAAATTTAGCCCGAACCTTGTCCTTTGCCTTAGTTTGAAGAGTAGAACCCGACAGATTTTTAGACAGAATTGATTCTGCCTTAGTCTGAAGTGCCTTCTCTTCCATAGCGACAAGAGCAAGTTCATTACTCTTGTTTTTCTGCTCTGAAGCTTCGAGTCGGGTAGTCAAATCCGTCACTTTCTGTTGCAGAACAAGCACATCAGCATTTGATTGCTGATCGTTTTTGGCAGAATTCTCTGCCAAAAGTCTTGCCTTCTCTGTTGCAAGTGCAGAATCAATACCGGCCTGTGCTTCGGCAGGATGCTGTTTCTGATACTCAGCAAAAGTCATAGTCTTTCCTTTCGATAATTGTTTTGCTTTAAGTATTGCTGCATTAATGTCACCAACCTCATGAACAAGTCCAACATCCATAGCTTTTTGTCCCATAAATACAAGACCTTCAGCCATATCCTTTAGAACTTGTTTCTGTTCTACCCCAAGATTACGAGCAACATCAGACGTAAATAAAGCATAAGTATCATCCAATTGTTCCTGAATAATCTTACGGGCAGGGTCAGAAAGAGGGGCAGCATCATTTGCAGCTTGTTTAAACTTCCCGGCAGTGATGATTGTGCGTTTAACCCCCGCCTTTTCATCAGCACCGCTACGATCAAAATGGACAGTTGCAACACCGATACTGCCAATCAATGATGTATCAAATGCGATTATGCAATCCGCAGCACTGGAAACCCAGTAAGCTGCACTACACATCATTCCATCGGCATAAGCCACTATCGGTTTTGTCCCACGACAATTGTAGATGAAATCAGCCAATTCTTTCGTGCCATCGACTGTTCCACCGGGGCTATCTACGTCCAGTACAATTGCTTCAACATCTTCATCAGAAAGTGCTTTAGCAATATCTCTCTGGATTATTTGCATAGATGTCCCACCTGACATTGAACTAAACAAATTTGCACGTTTCAGTAGCGAACCGAAAACGGGGATAATTGCAACGGAATTTAAAATCTGGTAAGAGTCATTTGCCCCCCCACCACTTCGTTCAGAAGCATTTTTAACATACGTGAAATCAACACCATTTATCTTATTCTCAAAAAATAAACTAATTTCTTCTAGTTTAGGTTGATACATAGCCCACAGGGAATCTTGAACCATTCCAAGCAATTGCTGTATTTTTAATTCCATTTTAATAGACTCCCTTAAATTTAATCATAACTTACACTTTATCTTTTAAAGTAATTTAAAACTTTGTCAAGTAATTTTAATTGCACAATAATTATATTATGCTTCATAAATATAAAATTTATAAAAAAAATATATCTATTTAAACAAAACATTATTGTTTTGTAAAATAAAAAACCCATTACCAAACCCATAATCAGCCCAATTATCCTTTATTCCTTTCATAGAATAATAAAATTTATCAACTTCCCAACCATTTTTTACAAAAATATCAGCCCACCAATCGCTAGTTTGCGCTGTAATATGTGTAATATCTTTATTATATGCGGGAACATTAAATGTATTTCCATCCCCCAAAGGAATTACAGCAAACATTTTTCGGCATCTTTGCCCAATTAAACTTACAACTTCAGGTAAATCCTCTACACTTATATGCTCAAATACATCTTTTGATATGCACCAATCAAAATTAAAATTAAATGATATAATTTCACTATTTGATTTATCACAATAACATTGAAAACAAAATTGCTCAACATCTTTATCACAATTATCTATGGCATATTTTGAAATATCACACCCCCATGCCTGACGATGCAGCAACCTTAAAGCCTTGACCAGATACCCACGACTACAACCATAATCAAGAATTTGAGCATCCCGACTCAAATGAAGCCAATCAATCATTGCCATTGCCATTGGGATAGTCAGTTCAGGAATCCACCTGTAATTTGAATAACAAGAAATTCCCTTTTCAATACCATGCTCAAAATAATCTTCATTGTATAATTCACTATTGTTTTTCATATTGACTCCTATATAAAATTTGGATGAAGAATAAGTGGCTCAACCAAGGATTGAATTAAATCATTCTGTTCTTGAAACACACAACGATTACATTTTGAAGTATCAATTAAAGTATCTGGGTCTGCCTTATACATTTTTTCTTCAACATCTTTCCAATGACAAATTGCATAACTTGATTCAAATGCTTTATCTGCATCGGGATTAATAGCTATTGAAGAACAAGGATATACCAATTCATCACAATATAGAAATGGCTTATATAGACACCATCTACAAATTTTAGATTTCCCGTATTCTTTTTGCTGGTAAAAAACAGGATGTCCCAATTGTTCTACAAAATCAGAAAGTTTTTTGTGTTGTTCCTTTAATTCCTCTTCGGTAGAAAGACAATTTGGAACTACCCGCACGTAAGCGGCTTTATGTTCTATTGCTAAACTCTTTACTAGCAAAAGATTTTTAAAACTTGAATCTGGCCCGAATACATACGAGAACCCCAAAGTGCCCCGTATTTTTGGAATCTCAATGTTATTTACATAATCCAGACAATTCATCGAAATACGCAACCAACGTAAACGATTTAAAACATCACTGGATATTTTATGAAGCAAAAGTCCATTGGTAATTAACCCAACTTCTAAACCAAGATCATGACAAAATTCAACGTACCATTCAAAATCAGGATAAACCGTAGGTTCCCCACCTCCTGTTATTTCTACTGTCTTAATGCCTAATTTTTTAAATTTAGTTGTGGCTGATATTAATTCATTAATGTCCCACTCATACTTTCTTTTACGATTTACAACAGAACAAAACGAACATCTTAAATTACATCTTTCAGTCAAAGCAACCTGTAAAGAAAGGGGCTTTGGAAAAAAAATAATATCGCTATCAAACAAAGCTTGCCTTAGAAATTTTATACCTGTTGATGTAAAAGTGTTCACCTTATCCATTGTATTTCTCCTTTGGCGTGAGTTTCAAATATCCTTCATTGTTGAGATATTTTTTTATATTGTGGGTATTATCAAAATAATCATAAACAAAATCATAATTTGGTAATCTCCATTCCTCAGACAAAATTCCACTTTCAAAATTTTCAGTAGAATAAAAACGAAGATCATCAATAAGAATTACATCTTTACCTTCTGGTCTGAATTTTGCAATTGCTTCAAGTTCTTTTTCCAAAGGCATAACAACATCAGGGGTGTGCTTTTGCAGGGAATAACCATAATCAACCCCCGGCAAATGAGCATCAAGCCAAAACATTATGGGAACATGAACCTTTGGACAAAAAGAAGATAAAAAATCAAAACTGTTTCCAGTATAAATATGAACATTTTCTTTATTCCAAAATTTATTACAAACCAACTTAAACAAATCGGGGCATATTTCCACACTATAAAATTCTTCAAAAGGAAAATTCAAAGCATGAGATAAAGAAACACCCTCACCCGTTCCAGACTCACAAAATACTTTTAAGCTATAATGTTTTATATTTGCCTCAATATCAAAAAAAGAAAGAAGTCCCATAATTACTCCTTTCTCGAAGCAATAACCACATAGCCATTGCTATTTCGATTCTGTGAATAATCCTCAACATCAAACGTGAAATACTTTGAAAATACTTCCCGAACAAAATCAATAGTATAAGGAGTAGTCATAATTCCATTCTCTTTATAATTGCCGGAATCATAACCAAGATACGGAGTGTTAAAAAGAATATGCCCACCTTCAGCAAGATTATTATTCAGAAATTCGACAAACTGAGGAAGTTCTGAAGGAAGAATATGATGAAGCACATACCAGAAATGAATAACCTCAAATCGTGAATAAAATTCAGAATAATCTTTTAATAAATATCTACCTTCACATTTTGAAAACCTGCCACCAGATGAATAAATAGGATGATCTAAAACTTCCTGAGAAATATCAGCAATAGAATATTCATAACAAATATCTTTCACAAATTTATACTGCCTTGCTTCCCCCGGCCCAATTTCAAGGACTTTCTTACCATAAAAATAATCAATATACTTTTCAAACGGACAAGGAATACTATCCCCTTGCTGAACTGCCGAATGATTCTTCCCCCAAAATTCAGCACGTTCACAAAAATTCTGTATTCCTACTTCTTGCATAACCCTAAGATACTCAGGATTTAAAACATTTGCCGTACCAGCAACATTTTCCAATTCATAGGTATCAACATATTCTTTTTTATCCAAATCCATATGATAGAGTACATCACACAAAGATGCTATCTGCTTTTTCCTTTCATCAGTTTTCATCCATCCAAAATGACGAATAACCGGATTGTAACGGGAAGAATAATCCTGGGTAATGCCCTCTATCCTTTCATGCACCCTACGAAAGAACTGAACCTTACTCTTACCATCAACCATTTTACGATGAATTAACCTTGGCTGAAAATCAGGATTAATGCGGATTGCTTCTTTCCAATCAGAACCAACTTTGTCCATACTACCGTATTCCACCTTAGTCATTTCCCAATTTTGGTAATGACAACGGGGCAACCAAATCATGTCACAATAATTAAATTTGTTGATAAGAGGATGTATTTTATCAACATCCTCTTCCAACATTCTTTCATCGCCATCAAAAATCAAAACCCATTCAGCATCAGACAATTCCACAAGTTTGGTTCGAGAAAACCCATACCCATTAACTTTAATCATGTCAGACTGAACAAGTTTTAATCTATCCCCAACTAACTCATTCAAAATATCTTGAGTTCCATCAGTTGAACCCGAATCGACAACCAACCAACCATCAACTATATCCTTGAAAATATCCCAAATTGGTTTAATATTGGCAACTTCATCCTGCATATTACTTGCAAGCCATAATCTATCCATTGTCGTTCTCCCATTGAATTATTCCCCATCGTCGGAATCATCGGGGTCTTGTTGTTTTGAACCATCAACCTTTTTCTTTAATTTCTTAGTAGGATTTTTTTTAGAATCCAAATTAGAATTACTCGCTGAATCAACCATATCACTATTACCGACATTCGATACCAGTTCCTTCGGGTACATTTTTTCTTCTTCTGCACGTTTCATGAGTTGCTTCTTATAATTCTGAATACCAAGCTTTTCAGCCTGAGCTTCCTTGGAAATTCCCAAATGCCAAGTAAGATCACCACGCTTACTACCAAGGACACCATTAGCAACATCACCAAGATTTATTTCTTGAGAAGCAGGAAAGTTGCAAGAAATTAACTTATAAGCCGGAATTTTCTTTGTTTCAAATTTTGCTTCCCGATTATTCCAACCAGTACAAACTTCAATTGGGTAAAGATATTTAAACCGTTTATCCAACTTGCTCTTTACCCAAAAAGCAAACCTGAAAAAATCCATAATAAAAAAAGTTTCAGTAAAACCCTGCCAATCATTTATATAATCCATATAAAATGGACGAGATGATTTTGTAGAGGCATAGGTCGGGCCTTTGGAATCAGAAGCAAAAATATCGTAAGGGGTATTCGCCGCAGTTGCCATCCATTTCAGTAAATCTTCATCATCCCCAGACAACTTGGGGAGATTTGGATTTTGGATTGTACCTTTTATGCCGGGGGGCAATAGGAGTCTATCACCGGGGCGAAGTGTCTGAAGCAGTCCTGTTTCACGCTTTTTCTCAGGGGTGAGTGATTGCCAACGATACCACGACATTTTATCGGTAAATTCATAAAAAATAAAATATGAAGTAAGTGCTTTCATATAATCACTTCTCCATCTTTTATTCTGCTTGAAATCCTCAAGAGGTTCAAAGATAGTACGAAGCTTTGATACATTCCGTAAAATCTCTTTTACCCCATGCCGCCATGATAAAATATACTGCCGATACAAAACACTACCTTTAGACCTTTTTTCCAAAGCAGGGTCTTTCGATATTGGTGTTGCTGCAAAACCCTTTAATTCAGCATCAGTATATGTATTTGCCAACTCAGGCATGTACACATGGTAGATTGAGGGAATCAACTCATATTCAGCATTCGACACTGTTGTTAATGCTAAATTTTGATGTTTTTTTACCCTGTACCAAAGTGGCAAAGTTGCTTTAGTTTTATGAGGAAGAATACCATGTTTTAAATTACCAGAACCAGCAATGTCATTTGGCTCAACAACATCAAATTCAATAAACCCATCATTGTGAATAGAACACCGCAAGAATAACTCATACTCAGTCATCTTGCGAATTCCCATTCCAAGATAAGATGAATACAATTCATTTATGGGGCTATCCACCAATTCATCAATATATTCCTGAATATTGTATATGTGAGAAGAAATATTAAATCCCCTTCCCATAACTCTACCGGCTAAACGGTCAATTGCTGACCCTACAAAAGCATCTTCACAATACTTTTTCCATGCTTCATCATTTATGGTTGTACGGTCAAAAGAAGATTCTGTCTTATCCGATTCCCCCGCCATTGATTGAACTATACGAAGTGGGACAGGAAGTGGGGTTATCAAGCCCGTTTGATTCTGCCATGTAGAACTTCCAGTAGCAGCTTCACGGACAATAACCCTTCCCCCTTTTTCAAGAAAACTTTCGATTGCAGGTTCATTTGCTTCCATATCCTCAAATTTTATAAACATCGTATCAGATGTTTCCTGTATTATTTCTTTTTTAAGTTGAAGTGACATAATAACCTCTTCTATCTCCCTGAACTAGCCCACATATTTACTTCCTGTTGTGGTTGATTCCCACGAACCAACCCGAAGTTATTTGTAAGTAAATCCAAACGGTACAACTGACCAAATGATTCATCTGAAATCCCAAATCGTTCACTTCCCTGCCATAAAAATCTTCCTGCCCACACCCCCCAAGAAACACCAAAAACAGTATCATCCAAAACCCTGTCAACATACGATGATGTTGCTTCGTCATTTTCAAAATTTGATTTTTTCAATTTACGTTTCAATTTATATGGGGAACCAAAAGCACGAGCTTCAAAGTCATGTTCAAAGATTAATACTTCTTCACGAAAAACATCATTAACCCCATCAGGAGGGATATGATTTATGAGATCATCAGTTCCATAATTGCGGTAATATGGAACTATAGGAGTTTTAAAATACCCCCCTTCAAAAACCTGATAGGCCATTGTAAATGCTTCAAGTTGATGATTGTAATTTGGATGAACCAATTCATTCGGTATTTCTTTTTCATCCAAAATAACCTTGACATCAGCAGCCAGATAACTTTCAAGTGCAACATTATCTGGAACACCCAAATGCTCACAAACAAATTCTATTTCACCTAAAATCTCACGAATATCACTTGAAGGAACCCATAACAGACGGAATAAAAAATACATCCATGCTTTTTTTTCATCGGGTTCATTCGGAATTTTACCTTTTAAAATTGTCGATACAAAAGTTCTATTTGCTTCGACACTTCCCGGTTGTGCTCTATCAAGGCCCATTGTAAGAATCCACTCTTTAATTCCAGTTATCCGTTGAAGTTTATTTAATTCTTCAACACCACCCTGAAGAGAATACACGGAATTAATAGAAAGTTTATGGGGGACTGAAAATCTGGCAACCCCCAACCTTGCCCGTTCAGAAGTAGTAATATCAGAATAAACTTTAAATTGTTCATTTACTGAAGCCATAATTTCTTCTGGTTTTTGAAATTGGTCATCAAAACCAAGAATAGACATTGCCACTATTTGCTTTTCAGTAAAAGTCCCTGTACCTGCATCTTCCCACCTATTCCTAAAAAATTTATTAAAATCAGATGGCAAAAATCTTGTCTTAAAAGAATTTAACTGTGCCTCGGTGGTATATGGATTAAAATAAGTATCCTCATAATGCTGAAAAAATAGAAGGGGGTCTTTTTTCTCAGTGTAAGTATCAAACATTCTTCGGAGAATATGCCCTTTAGGAGCAACCGTAGAATCTATAAGGGTAAGAGCATTGGGGGTAGAACGTGCAGAAGATGAAAGTTCTGTAAAAAACTTTTCATCCTTCATCTTCCATAATTCAGAAAATGTACAGCAAGTTAAATTTGAAAAAATACCATTCGATGCTGAAACAGGAACGATGGAAGAAATTATATCCTTTGAATTTATAACCTTACTTTTCCCACTTCTTTGTTCACGAATAAACACACCTTTT